ATAGGTACTGGTCAAGCACCAGTTCCGGGTGAACAAGGATTTAGTGGTAATGGTGGACAAACAGCAGGTACTCAGCAAACTCAAGCCGATGGTGGGCAACAACCGCCAGTGGGAAGCATTCAGTAGTTATATAGATATGGCTATTGAACAGCACCAAAAGGTGTTGGAACAATCAGATGACACAATTATGATGCACCGTCAGCAGGGTGCTATCTCAGCCTTACGTAAACTCAAGTATCTTCGTGAAGAGGTAGACAGATGAAAAAACAAATGGAACTGTTTGAGCCTGTAGAGGGTGCATTTGAAGAAGGCGGTCTTATGGACGAGGGTGGTACAGTTGACCCTGTATCGGGTAATGATGTACCAGTAGGCTCTACACAGGAAGAGGTGCGTGACGATATTCCGGCACAGTTAAGTGAGGGTGAGTTTGTTTTACCCGCAGATGTAGTGCGTTACTTCGGTCTTGAATTTATTATGAAGATGCGTGATGAAGCTAAAGCTGGTTTAGCTAAGATGGAAGCTATGGGTCAAATGGGTAACAGCGAAGAAGCTGTACTAGATAATGACGTACCTTTTTCTATGGAAGACCTTGACATGGAAGATGATGGTATGCTAGAATATGCACAGGGCGGTGTAGTTAAAGCACAAGCAGGTACATTTGTTCAGCCAGCTACGTCTGGTATGATGGGAACACAACAATCTCAGTTTAGTAATTACCAAGGTCAGTACACTCCTTATCAGGGTCAACAGTTTATGTCTTCTCCGACAGGCTCGTATATTCCCCCTACTCAGCAAGCTACCCCTACTACTCCTCAAACGCAAATACCTACATTTACTCAGTTAACAGGTACAGCGCAACCATCTCCGGGTGGGTACGATACTATGAAAACGTATGTAAATGATGCTGGTATGGAAATGCAAATACCTTTTAAAGATGGTAATCCTATTTACCCTATTCCAGAGGGTTATAAAGCAAAAGGTGAAGCAGTCCAAACTACGCAGACAACCACCACAACAGGTACAGGTGTTGAAACAGCACGTGATACAGGTAGTGATGACTCAACTGCACCAGAGTTTAGTACAACAGATGTAAGTGGTATTGGATATGACAGAAGTAAGATTAAAAATAAAGATTTATTAGATGCTATAAATAAATCAGCTATTTCGCAAGTTAAAGGCATACCTATTGGGCCAGTAAGTTTTGGACAAAAAATAGCACAGGAAGTCGGTTTAAAAGGCTCACCTAAAGCAAACAGTGCAATACTTGGTGGTGTAATTGACCAGTTTAGAGGTGGAGATGTTTCCTTTGCTTCTGGTCGCAAATCTGGTTCGTATGGTATTGATACAGAACTACACAATTTAGATGATTTACAGCAGCAGCAAATAGCAGACGTGTTTAAAAGCGTTTCTGCTAAAATGAATGATTTGTACACTAAAGTTGGTAAAGATGGTGAGAGGGTTGGAAAAACACAAACAGAAGTTACAACATCTTTACGTGCAGAAGCAGAAAGACTAGGCATTTCCACAACATTTGGAAAGTCCAATGTAAATAAACGAAACGATACACTAGCAAGAGAAATATCTAAAGCAAATGCACAGGCAGAAATTGACGCTAAAAAAGCAGCAACTTTAGAAACCGCAAAAACAAAAGGTGAAGCAGTAAGAGAAGACCGTAAACAAGCAGCACAAGCCGCATCTTCCTATGGTATTGACCCTAAGAACCCAGACGGCTCAACAAAGTCTGCTTCACAACTAAGAAGTGAAATGCAAGCTGAACAAAAATCTCGTGCAGATGCTGCTAGAGAAAGACTTGAACAAGCACGTGGTTCAGATAGATATCAACAAGCACAAGATGATGGTTTTGGTGGCACAGGTTATTCTAGCGGCACATCATTTGGTGGAACGGGATACGAAACATCAACTGGTGAAGCAATGGTTGCTGAAGGTGGCTTGATGGATAAAGACAAGTTAGCTAAACAGATGAAGCAAAGTGGGTTGGCTTCTAAAAAATAACCCGCATATCAATGGCTACCTAACCCCCCAACACTGGCTACGGTTAGCCCCATAAGGAGAAAAGAATGGCTGAAGCAGCTATCATGGCAGAAGAAATGCAATCACCAAAAAAGGTTGCATTTGCAAATAAACCTTACACTCAAGAAGAACGCATTAAACGTGAGGAAGAAGAACTAGAGCAACTCATCAAAGAACAAAAGGGTGAGGAAGTAGCAGAAACAGTAGAGGTAGAAGAAGAACCTACTAATGCGGAAGAAAAAACATTTAAGAAACGTTACTCAGATTTACGTAGGCATCAACAAAAACAAGCCGAAGATTTTAAAAAAGAGTTGGAAGACCTTAAACGACAGCTAGGCGATGCTACTAAAAAAGAATTTAAACTGCCTAAGTCAGATGAAGATATTGAAGAGTGGGCAAAGGAATATCCTGACGTAGCAGCCATCGTTGAAACAATTGCTATGAAAAAAGCACGTGAACAGTCTACTGAACTGGAAGAACGCATCAAAGCAATTGATGATATGCAAACATCTGCAACAAAAGAAAAAGCAGAAGTAGAATTGTTAAAGTTGCATCCTGACTTTGGGGACATTCGTGATAGCGATGACTTCCATGATTGGGCTGACGAACAACCTAAATGGGTACAAGATGCATTGTACGAAAATGATAATGATGCTCGTTCTGCAGCACGGGCAATTGACCTGTATAAAGCAGATAAGGGTATTGGCAATGAGAAAAAGTCTAAAAAAACTAAAGGTGCTGCTGAAGCGGTGTCCACTAAAGGCAGTAGAAGCACACCTCAAACAGACGAAGCTTCCGCTTATTTAAGAGAATCTCAGGTTCAGGCAATGTCGCCTCAAGAATATGAGAAACACTCTGACGAGATTATGGAGTCTATCCGCACAGGAAAGTTTATCTATGATATTTCTGGTTCTGCCAGATAAAAAAGTGTTGACAAATAGTTATTTTTCAGTATAACTATATGTAACCAAGTGTGGATGTATAGCGCAATATGTCCACACATAACAGCAAACGAACACAGCTTACGGATTACCTGACGATTTTGGCCTGTTGAATAGTAGGGCGGCCACCTTACTTGGATACACACCCAAATGAATTAGCCTCTGATTAGTCTGGTGAGTTTGCATCTGTAAGAAAAATGCTTAACTTTAGGAGAACATACAATGGCATTTGCATCAGCAGCCGGGTATGGTAATCTTCCTAACGGCAATTTTTCACCTGTAATTTACAGCAAACAGGTGCAGCTTGCTTTCCGCAAGTCTGCCGTTGCTGAAGCAATCACTAATAATGATTACTTCGGTGAGATTGCTGCAATGGGTGATTCCGTTAAGATTATCAAAGAACCCGAAATCACAGTCAAGAACTATGCACGTGGTACAACTATCACACCGCAAGACCTTGATGACGAAGACTTTAACCTGACAATTGACAAAGCTAACTACTTTGCATTTAAGGTTGATGACATTGAAGAGGCACACAGCCACGTAAACTTCCAGCAATTGGCAAGTGACCGTGCTGCGTATCGTTTGGCTGACCAGTTTGACCAAGACGTTCTTGGTTATCTGTGTGGTTTTAAACAATCTGCAATTCATGGTACAGCCGACACAGTTAATACAACTGTTAACGGTTCTGTAGCTGTTTCAACTGCAGGTACTGACGAACTTCTGTCAAGCATGAAACTAGAAGCTGACGATTTTGGCGGCTCTGGTGGTTCATCAATTGGTATCCAGCCCCGCTTGCCGGGTGCATCAGCCGTACCGGGTTCAGGCAATGCCAACCCAACTATGGTTATTGCACGTATGGCTCGTAAGCTAGACCAGCAGAACGTAGACTCACAGGGCCGTTGGCTCGTTGTTGACCCAGTATTCATGGAAGTACTGAAGGACGAAGATTCAAAACTTCTGAACTCAGACTTTGGTGGTTCTGGTCTTCAGAACGGTCTCGTAATCAACAACCTGCACGGCTTCCAAGTGTATGTTTCAAACAACTTACCTTCCGTTGGAACGGGTTCAGATACCACTGGTGGTACTAACGCTTCTAACTATGGTCTGATTGTTGCTGGACATTCATCTTCAGTAGCTACTGCAGAGCAGATTAACAAGACAGAAACATATCGTGACCCTGACAGCTTTGCTGACATCGTTCGTGGTATGCACCTGTATGGTCGCAAGATTCTGCGTCCTGAAGGTCTTGTTAATGCTAAGATTAACTTGGTATAAGGGGAGTATTGAAAAATGGCTAACATTACTGCAGTACTACACCCTGCATCAGGGAACTCACAGCGTGGACGTAATCCGTACTACGTAGATGTCACAATTGACCTGACAAAAAATAGCATTGCCCCCGGTGATACTATTCAGGCAATTACCGTACCTGCTAACACATTAATCATGGCAGCAGGTTTTCAAGTTGTAGAATCTGCAACTATGAATGCGTCAACAGATGCAACTGCTGCTCTTGGCTTCACTGGTGGTGATGTTGATGAGTTTGCAGCGGCACTAGACATTGACGGTGCATCTGATGGCGATTATGCTCCACAGGTTTCAATTGATGGACTAGCACTTTCTACATCAGGCGACACAATTGACTTTGTGCTGGCTGGTAGTGGTGCGTCATTTACAGCAGGTAAGCTACGTGCTTACGCTGTAATGATGGACATCAGCGACCAAGGCGACATGGCTGCTGACGAAGTAGACCGTGACACACTTGCATAAGTAATCACTTAGTAGGGGCAGCTTCGGTTGCCCTTACTTACTCTTTTAGGAATTACATATGGCATACGATTACTTAGACTTGACAAACGAAGTGCTGGCAAGAATGAATGAGGTAGAATTAACCTCTTCTAACTTTGCAACTGGCGCACGTGGATTTCAAGTACAATGTAAAAACGCTGTAAACGATGCTATTAATTATGTCAATCAACGTGAATTTGGTTGGCCTTTTTCACATGCGACTAGCACTGTAACACTGGTAGCAAACACAACCCGTTACACTATACCAACTACAGCTACGCATGTTGATTACGAAACATTTAGAATATCAAAAGATAATACTCTTGGTGTGGCAGGTACAACGCTACGAGTACTTGACTATAAAGAATATGTAGACAGATTTATTGACCAAGAAAGCACTACGGGTGTAGGCGGTGTTCCTATCTATGTGTTTCGTACACC